CTACGACATGCTGAAGCTCAGCGGCGACTATTACACCGTGCCGCTGGTGCTCGGCTCCGACACGCTGCGGCGGGTCGAGCTGATCCTGCTGGCCGGCGGCAACAGCTACGATCTCACCACCCATGACGACAATGTCGCGGCGGGCCGGACCCTGGTGGTATCGGGCGCCGCGCTCAGCCCGCTCGAGGAATTGTGGTTCGACGGCTCGGCCGAGACCGACGGCGCCTTCCGGCTGATCGGCGGCGGCTGCAACGACTTCCTCATCGGCGGCGCCGGCAACGACGTGCTCAACGGCGGCATCGGCCTCAACCTGCTCGCCGGCGGCGAAGGCGACGACACCTATGTGGTGGTCGGCACCGGCGACACGATCGTGGAGCTTGCCGACGAGGGCTTCGACGCGGTGAGGGCGTCGGTCGACCATGTTCTCGCCGAGAATGTCGAAGGCTTGCTCCTGCTCGGCACGGCCGTGCTCGGCGTCGGCAATGCGCACGACAATCTCGTCATCGGCAATGGCGGCGACAACAAGCTGCGCGGCGGCGACGGCCACGACATCCTGGCCGGCGAAGGCGGCGCCGACAATCTGCAGGGCAATGCCGGCAACGATTCGCTGTTCGGCGGGGCCGGGGCCGACGCCTTGTTCGCAAGCGGCGGCAACGACCGCCTGTCGGGCAATAATGGCGGCGACACGCTCGATGCCGGCACCGGCGACGACCGGCTCTACGGGGGCGACGCCAACGACACGTTGCTGGCCGGCGTCGGCAACGACATATTGTTCGGCGGCGGCCAGCGCGATGTGCTGACCGGCGGCACCGGCCGCGACACGTTCGCCTTCGCCGACGGCGACAGCAGCGCGCTCCTGGCCCAGGCGGACCGGATCACCGACTTCTCGGCCGCCCAGCACGACGTCATCCACCTCCGCCAGATCGACGCCAACGAAAATACGGTGGCCGACGACAAGTTCAGCTTCATCGGCACCGGCGCCTTTTCGGGGAGGGTCGGCGAGCTGCGCTACCAGGTGGTCGGCGGCGACGCGCTGCTGCAGGGCGACACGGACGGCAACGGCATCGCCGATTTCTTCATCCGCGTCGAAGGGGTGACGGTGCTGACCTCGGGCGATATCATCGGCTGAGGCGTCGGCGGCGTTGACGAGCCGGGGGCGGCCGTGGCATCGGCCGTGGCATCGGCGGCCGCCATGGCGCGCGGGTATAGCTCAATGGTAGAGCACTAGCCTTCCAAGCTTGTGACGCGGGTTCGATTCCCGCTACCCGCTCCGCCATTAACATACATCTCGCTCGGGGGCGGGGTGCCCGTGGCCAGGGCGAGGATGCTCGCAAGTCGGCCGGTGACTTCGATCTCGGTGCCGCGCTTGTCGGTGGCGGGAACGACGTCGATCCGGCTGACCAGGCTGCGCACGATCGGCATCGCTTCACGGCGATCGGCGGGATCTTCGGACAGGGCGGCCGCGCCGAGCCGCGTCATCCGATTTTGGTAATCTCGGGCGAGATGCGGGTGGAGCGCAACCACGGGGAGCGACTCCACCTCGCGCAGCTCGCCGACGACGGCTTCGCGCTCGGCGCGCTGGCACTCCAGGGAAGCCCGTACCTCGTCCATGTCGGCGCCGGACGCGATGGCCGCCACCAAGCGCTCGATCCTCGCCGCGATCTCCGCCAGCTGCCGCTCCAGTCTCGCGCGCTGCCGCGCTAGCTGGGTCGCTCGCCGGGCATGCTGCTCGTGATATTCGCGGACGTAGGTGGCCACCAACACCGGGTCCAGCATCCGCTCGGTGAGGCCGTCCAGGACGCGCTCCTCGAACAGGCGGTTATTGATGGTCCGATTGTTCGAGCAGCCGCCACCGTCACGAGCGCGGCCACAACCCCATCGCGATCGGCCGATTACCGTCCAGCCTCCGCCGCACAGGCCGCAAAAGGCCAAGCCGGAGAGCATGAGCTTGGGCCGGCGCGCCTGATCGATGCGGGGACCCGCGAAGCGCGTGCGCAGCGCCTGCACCTTCTCCCAGAGGCTTCTATCGACGATCGCCAGCTCCGGCGCGGACTGCGATATCCATTCTGCCTCGGCGTTGGGCCGGATGCGGGTGCGCCGACTGGTCGGCTCCGTCACCTTGCTCGTCCGCGCGTGGACGATTTCGCCGGCATAGAGCCGGTTCTGCAGGATGCCGTTGCGCCGCTTGCGATCGCCATTGATCGTGCTGGCGCGCCAGGTCGCACCGCGCGGGGCCGGCACCCCTTCATCGTTCAGCCGCTTGGCGATCGCGCGCGGGCTGTCGCCGGCGGCATATTCCTCGAATATGCGGCGCACGACCTCAGCCTGGTCAGGATCGATCGAGCGCTCGCCCCGAACCAGCTCGCCGCGCTCGTCGAGCCGCGGCGCCTTGCGGTAGCCGTAGGCGAGCCCGGCGGGGATCCGGCCCTGCTCGACGGTGCCGCGCTGCCCGCGGCGGATGCGAGCGCCAAGATCCTTTCGGAAACGGGCGTCGAAGAGCCCTTTGATGGTGCCGGTGATGTCGTCGACGACGCCATCCAGAAGGGTAAAGAGGCGGACGCCCGCATATTCGAGACGTTCCCGAACCGCGAAAGCATCCCCCTGGTGACGGGCGATTCGGTCGGTGGATTCGGCCAGCAACTGATCGACCCCGCCCGATTCAATGCGGTCGAGGGCGGCGTTAAGGCCGGGCCGTGCTACCTCGCCGATGCCGGCGGCGCCGCTGATCGCCTCGTCTTTGTAGACGGCGACCACCTCCCAGCCTTCGCGTTCGCAGCGGGCCGCGCACAAGGCGATCTGATCGTCGGCCGAGCGGCTATTCTGGAGCGCGGAGCTGAAGCGGGCGTAGATGACGGTTTTCATGTGAGGCTCCACGCGGGGCGGGATCGGCCCTGACGCCCTTGGGATAGCGACTGTCGAAGTCGCGCGCCACGGCCGCGCGCGCGAGCGCCTTCGCCAGCTCGACGAGCTCAGGGGCCGGAGGCGGGCGGCCGTCCCCCATCAGCCGAGCGCCCGCTCCGGGTGCTTCCAGTCGAGGAAGCGGAGCTCGGGGCTGCCCACGTGGCCGTGCTCCCAGACGAACCAAGCGAAAGCGAGGACGCCTCCCTTCTCGCCGGCCTCGAGCAGCCGTCCCTTCATCACCGGAACTCGCCGCGACATAATCCACACCCGAGCCAGCGGCGTCGTTGGGAACCAGCGTCCGCGCTCCTGCCCCTCGAGGAACGCCAGGCGGAGGAAGAGCGCGACCTTCCCGGTGGTCAGCTGGAGCGAGCGCTCAACGAACTGGATCGCCCATTTGAAGGGCGGATTAGTGACGATGTTGGGTGCGAGCGGGGTCCACTCGCAAAGGAAGTCACGTCCGCCCTGGCCGAAGCCTCGATCGATCAGGTCCGTGGAGATAACCTCATAACCCGCGGCCGCCAGCACCCGGCTCATGTCGCCGGTACCGCAGGCCGGCTCCCAGATGGCGCCTTCGAACCGCTCGACGGCGAGAAGCGCCTCCGTGGCGCAGGGCGGCGTCGGGTAGAAGTCGTCGGGCTCGCGATCGGCGTGGCCGCTTCGATTGCCGGCGGCGTAGGCGTTCATGCGGCCTTCCTCCGGTTGCGGCGGCGTTGCGCAGCTCACCTGCGATCCTCCCCGCATGGCCGCTGCCTCAGCAGGGCGAGGCGCGCTTCGCCGCCGAGGTCGGCGCCGGCGAACAGCTCGTGATTGTTCGACCGCTCGAGGCGCCGCCGCGACATGGTCTCGCGAAGGTTCGCCGCGTGGATATGGCGGTCGTAGGCGAGGTGGCAGCGCTGGCACATGGCCTTGAGGTTCTCGTCGTCGCAGTGCTCCGGGACGTCGTCCAGGTGAGCGACCGTGAGGACGACAGGGGAGCCGGTGACCGTATTCGCCTGCCCGTTCAGCTCGGGGCAGCGGCCGCCGTGCTCGTGCCCGCATTCGCCCGCGCATTCGCAGCGATCGCCCGCGCGCTCCTTACGGATGCGCGCGCTGATCGCCTGCCAGTCGGCGGGATAACGGCTGCGGTTCTCGGGGCGGATAGGCATCAGGAGCCCCTGAGGACAGCCGCCAGCTGCACCTCCCCCTTCGACGGGTAGTCGATCAGGCCCAACGTGCGCATGGCGCCGAGGTCCTTTTCGAAGGTCGACGATGTCGGGGTGGTCTCGCATGCGGTCGCGAGTTCCTCGCGACTTAGGGGCGCGCCCGCCCAGACTTGCTGCAGGATTCGCGAGCGCCGGGGGGGCATCTTCGCGGAGACAGCGCTGAAGAGCTCGTCGCGGGTCGCTGGCGCATTCCATGCCCGAGCGAGTGGCTTGCCTACGGCGGTGAAGCGAACATGCCCCTGCTCGGGATAGTCTATGAGCGCCATCGTTCTCATCGCGCCCAAGTCTTTCTCGAAAGTCGATGAGTTTGGGGTCGTCTCCGCGATGTAGGCGACGACAGCGCGGGGCACGCTCTCTTTGCCCAGGAAGACGGAGACCCAGGCAAGCGCATCCAAAATACGTTGCCGCCGCGGCGGCAAGTCGGGCCCCGCAGGCGGCTTCGGCAAGCGTTCGGAAGGGGCGGCGGCGGCAGAGGGACGCGCCGGCGCAGCCTCCTGCTCGGGGGCTTGCGCGCGAGGAGCCGGGGAGCGCTTCGTCGCGGACGCTGCGGGTTGCTCGGCCGAGCTTCGGTGCAGATCCGCATCGGCGGGGAATGCTGCCAGCGAACGGTTGGCGTCGTCCCGGAGCGCGGCGAGGGCCCGCGCGTGGTGGTCGGCGCGCCGCTTGTCGGCCGATGCCGATTGCTTCAGCGCGGCGATCTCGTTCTCAAGCTCGGCGATGCGCCGATCTCGCTCCATAAGCAGCTGACCAGCCTCGGCGCCGGCATGGTAGGCCGCCGCGGCGGTCTCGGCCCGCGGCTGCTCGAGCGCCTTGGCGATCGCGCCGACGTTGATGGAGCTCAGCATCTTCGGCTCTACGTGGACCTCGCCGGGCGCGGGGGTCCGGGAGCTGTCGAACGTCGTCAGCGGCGGGGAGACGCCGCGCTCGAGGATGCCGAGCTTTGGGCTGTAGATCCAGCGCTCGCCCTGGGCGAGGGACGGGAGCGAGGCCATCACCTCGGCACGAATAGCCCTGTCTCCCTTCGCCCGCAGATAATCGTCGATCGCCTTCTGGTCGCGGGGATCCACGAGCTGGTGAGCGACGATCGTCTGCATCTGCGACAGGACTGCCTTGGAGATGTCGGCGGGCCGCTGGGTGATGACGGTGAGGACGAAGCCGGCGAGCCGCCCCCGCTTGGCTATCCAGATCATGTCCTCGGTGAGCGCGAAGCCGACGTCGTCGCGGGCCGTCTGCGGGCAGAGCTCGTCCGCCTCGTCCGCTATCAGGTGGAAGTTGCCGCGAGGCTTGGCGCGCAGCCGCTTCACGAAAGCGGCCATGAAGACGCGCTGCAGCTGGGCCTCGTGAATGTGGGCGAGGCTGACGATCGCGGAGACCTGTTGCTCGATGACGATGCGAGCGATTGCGTCGCCATCATGGGGGCCTATGGCGACATCGCCGTGCCGCCCCCCAAAAATGGGGATGTCGAAGCCGGGGCCGTCTCCCGCGACGTTCGAGCGCATGCCGTACCAGGCATCTGTCGGGTCGATGATGGCCAGGTGCCGACGCTCGCGGAGGAGCTGCTCGGCCTCGCCTTTGGCTGTAACCGTCTTGCCGGCCCCGCTGGAGCCGACGACCGCGTGATGGGTGTCGAGGATCGCGCTCATTCGGCTGCCTCCTGCAGGGTTTGGAGCTCGGGAAGTGCGGCGCCGGCGATGGCTTCGGCGTGGTCGGGGCAGACCATGTTGCCGCACATCTCGCCCTGCTTCGTTTCGGTAATCGGCTTCCCGTCCACTTCGACGTCGATGATGAAGTCGTCGGGCACTCCCTGCGCGCGGAAGCGCTCGCGCACGGTCAGCATCCGCATGCCGATATCCCAGACGATGTAGCCGCCGCGGGTGCCGACGGCGGAAGGCCGAGGCGTCAGGGCGTTGTCGATCCGCTCCTGCAGACCGGATAGGCGGAGGCTGCCGACGCCCCTCCGCTTCCGGCGGCCGCGAGGCGGAAGCCCGTCCGGGTGGCCCCAGACGTCGATCATCCTCGCCACCCACCAGGCGGTATAGCGTTGCTCCTCGGTGAGGCCGACGACGGCGAGGTCGACCATGACGAGCGCGAAGCGCGGCTTTGGGGTGTCGGTATGGGCGGGCTCGTCGGGGCGCTGGCCGTGCTGAGCCGCGCCGTAATACTTCACGAGGAAGGCCGAGGAGATGCCCTGGTGATTGCCGCCGGCGGTGTCGGTGCGGGCCGGCTCGTCGATCCGGTTGCCGAACCGCTCACCGGAACCGCGCAGATGCAGGAGGTTCGAAGCGACGACGTGCTGGTGGCAGCCGGCGGTCAGCAACGTCGACATCGGCTTGTCGGCGCGGTGGCCAACGACGCCGCCATTGTGCTGCGCCATGTAGACGGCGACGGGAGCATGCTTGGCGCCGGCGCTGACCTGGGTGCCGACCGGCGCCTGGACGTCCAGAGCGCGCGGCTCCTGCCCGGGCCGCTCCCCATAGCCGGTTTGCACCATGGTCGCCGCGACGACGGCATGATCCCTGGAGCCGGTAAATGCTGGCGCGGGTTGGCCAACGTCGTGATGCCCCTTTCCCCAGCGCCTGCTACCGTTCGGTGTCGCCTCCCCGTGGGCGGTGTTTGCCAGATAGGCGGCGGCGACGCCGACCGGCGCCGCGCAACCAGGCCGCTTTTCGAAGCTGTTGGCCGTGATCGTCGGTCCAGGGCGATCAAGCGGGGCGCCGTCGCTGTCGCCTTGGAACTTGGCGAGGTGCGCGGCGATCAGAGCCCGGTTGGCGCCGCCGGCTGTATCCGTCACGCCGGGCTCATCGACGCCGTTGAACGGCTTCTGAGCATTGCGCATCGTGCTGACGTGCGGGACGACCAGCCGCGGGCGGCCCTCCGACGTGTTATCCACGCGGATAAGGTACGGCCGGTCGGCCTCGAGCACGTAGCGCTGAAGGCCGAGGGTGATGCGGGCCATGGTCGCGTCGGCGAGCGGGCGATTGGCGCGGACGCGCCGCGCCTCCTGGCGGGTGAGAAAGATGGAGGGACAGGGCCGGTCGAAGTCGATGCACTCGGCGATGGTGCGCCAGGGCAGCAGCCTCCCCGCGATCACGGCGGGATCGTCGGGCGCGCCATGCGTAGGCTCCGGCCAAGTGATCGGCTGGCCGTCGCAGCGGAATTGGCCGAACATGCGCTTGCGAATGGTCGGCGCGCCGAAGCGCCAGGCGCGTTCCTCGATGAAGCCGCAATCGTAACCGAGGCGCTGGAACTCGGCGACGAAGGCGGCGAAATATTCGCCTTTACGCGCAGGATCCGGGATCATCCGGCCTGGGCGCTTCGGGTCCGCCATGAGCGGGCCCCAAGTCTTGAACTCCTCGACATTCTCCATGCAGATGACGTCGGGGCGGCGGATGCGGGCCCAGAGCACGATGACCCAGGCGAGGTCGCGAATCTTCTTCTCGACCGGCTGACCGCCCTTGGCTTTCGAGAAGTGCTTGCAGTCCGGGCTGAACCACATGAAGCGGATCGGCTCGCCCGGGCAGGGGTCCTCGGGGCGCACCTGCCAGATGTCCTGACAATAATGGTGGGCCTCGGGGCAGTTCGCCGAGTGCATCGCGATCGCCGCGGCATCGTGGTTCATCGCGAAGTCGATGGAGAGCCCCGCCCACTTAAGGCCGAGGCTGGAACCACCGCCGCCGGCGAAACCGACGCCGACCTTGCCGCCGATATGGGCGCGGCGCTCGAACCGCGGAGTTGGCGGGGGCAGGAGACCATGCTCCTCAAGCAAGTTCGGGTGCTTCACTGGCGGCGCTCCGGGTTCAAGTGGAGGTGATGAGGGGTGGGCCGGGATCCTCCGACGGCGGCGCAGGCGCTGCAGAGATCGTGCGCGACCCAGTGGCAGCCGACCGGCTCTACAAAGAAGATGCCGGCGCCGGGGTGCTGATCGGAGCAGGCGTCCTGCTCGCTGCAGCCGCATCGGCGGCAGATCTGGTCGCTCTCGTCGCCCTCGATCAGCCGGCGGAGGATGGCCGGGTCGAACGGGAAGACGCCACGGAGAAGCGAGATGTCGCGCCGGCTCATGCCTACGCAATTCGCTTCCTCTGTCCGCCACAGGCGGCGGTCGAGCTCCAGGGGCACGAGCCGTGCGGCGACGTCGGCAATGGTGAGGCCGGCAGCCTCGCGCCGCTTGCGCAGGTAGCGCCCGGCCTTCATGCCGCCCTCCGCGCCATGTCGGCCGCGTCGGGCCAGCGCCAGAAGCCCTGGGCGCCTGAGCACTCGATCGGAGCCTCGAAGGCCTCGATGGCCGTAAGCGGCCAAGCCCATTTGCTATGATCGACGCGATCCGAGTCCGCGACGTCGGGAACTACCTCGGCGGCTCGCCGCGGCTGGCCGAGAATGGCGGTCCCGAGGCCTGCGCCCAGCGGGAACATCGCGGGCGAGGATAGCGCCTCGATCAAGATCGGGAGCGCGATCGTCACGTTGAGGCCCGTCGTCCAGCGCTGGTCGACGTCTTCGGCGCGATTGATCAGGTCGATTAGCTCCGCCTCTCGCATCGCGCGCTTGCCGGCGTGGATGACGATGCGCTCGTGCTGGAAGCGGAACGGCGCGGGGTGCCCGCGGAACTCGAACGGCTTGGCGCTGGCCATGATCAGCGAGGCCCAGGGCTGCCAAATGGTGAGGGCGAAGGTGCCGTTCGGGACGACTGCGGCGGGGCGGCTCATCAGCGCAGCTCCGGCGCGAGCTGCCGCTCGAGCGCCTCGAGATGCTCGATGAACTCGCGAAGCCCAGTCCGACACAGGGAAAAGAGAACGGCGTCGTCGATCGCGTTCGCTTCGCCCTCGGTCGCGCCGCCGCTGATCTGGAGCGCGACGGAGCCGGTCTCGGGCACCAGCCAATGGCCGATGCGGCAGCCGTTATAGAGGTACCAGGCGAAGTTGCGGCCGCGGGCTTCGTCGCGGATCACCGTCCATCCCAGCGAATCGAGGACGAGGGGGAGCGGCTGATCGACCGCGACGGCCGAGCAGCCGAGCCGCGCGCGGCGGTCCTCGCGCTCGATCGCCTCGTTGCAATCGGGACAGCGGACGACGGTGTGACCGCCTGCCTCGACCCTATCCCACCCCTGAGGGAGCTTGCGATCGAGGCTCCGCTCCACGCGCTCGCAATCGGCGCAGATGAACTCGACCGGCTCGGCGGCGAGGGCCGCGCTGCGGTCCTCATAGACAATTGCATGGTTCATCGGAGGCTTTCCTTCAGAAGGGGAGAAAGGGGTTGATGGCGCGCCAGGCGAGGGTGAGGGCCCAGCGACCGGGGACGGCCCAGAAGGCGACAATGGCGACGGCGATGGCCGCCCAGGTGAGCTGCGGCTCGAAGCGCTGGAGCAGCGCCGGTCCGCGGACGTGACGGCAGCGAGGGCATTGGCAGTTCTGGGCGTGGATCGGGCCCCGGATGACGGCATGCTTCATGGTCTCTCCTTTCAGCGGCTTGCAGGGGGGGCACCGGGCCGCTGGAAGACCCAGCAGTGCAAAATCTTCCCGGTGACGGAGTTGACGTTCTTCGCCTCGACGAAGCGCCGGCTCTTCGAAGTCTTGAGGTGCTTCTTGAGCTCGGCGTGAGACGGGATTTCGAGCCGCCGGCTGGCGCACCGCTCCTCGAATTCGGGGAGGCTGATCGCGATCAGGTCCGGCTGGCGATGGTGGTCGATCGGGTGCGAGGGGTTGTCGCCCTGGTTCGCCTCGATCCAATCGAAGCGATCCCAGAAGAGCTCCACGACCGGATGATCGGAATTGATCGCGAGCTGGCGCTCGACCGTCATGCGGCGCACCAAGGTCGCGGCGGCATCATGCTGCTCGTCCCGCAACGGGAGCACCAGGCGCAGAGCGTCGAGCATGGCGAGGAACTGGCCATGGTTCTTGGCGAGCCGCCTGGTGCGGATCTCCGGAAGGGCGAGGAGATCGGCTTCGTGGCGATCGAAGCGCTCGCGGAAGATCTTGAGGATCTCGGCCTCGCGCCGCGCCGCGTGGATGATGAAGCCCGAAAGCTTCTCGATCGGCCATTGCTCGAGGCGCTCGGCTGCCTTCTTCGTCGCCGGGCTCCACCCCGTCTGGTCGAAGCCGACGCTCATGATGCGCTCGAGGATGGCGCGCGAGGCGTTGACCGGGTCGTTCTGCTCGATGACGATCCCGCCGCGGAAGGGGGGTTCGTAGGTCTCGTTGCCGCTGTTGCGGACGCCCCGGGAGCGGACAGAGCGGCCGTTATAGGCCGTCTTCAGCTCCTCCCACTCAAACCGGCGGGCGTGGCTCGCTTCCTCGTTGCGATCACCCTCGATGAGCACGACGGGGAGGTTGCCGACCTTGCCGAGGTTGCGCGCCAGCGCCGCCTGGGTGGCCTTGGCCGGATCGAAGCCCTCGTAATTCTCGCGGCCGAACAGCTTCCAGAGGAACTCGACCAGGGTGGTCTTGCCGGAGCCGGGATCGCCCCACATTTCCAGGAAGGGAAAGCTCTTCCTGTCGCGGCGGATCTGCTCGGCGAAGAGGGTGGCGAAGAAGAAGCCGAGGGTGACGATCCCCTTGGCTCCGAAGGCGGTCCACAGGTCGGCAACCCAGTCCGTATCGAAGGCATCCGGGTTGTACTCGATCTCGAGCAGGCGCTCGCTGGTGCCGAGCTTGACCTGGACGTCCTTGGCCAGATCGAAGAAGTCGTCGTCGTTGGGGCGGAAGACGCGCCCGTTCATCACGGCGATGTCGGGGAAGATGTAGGCGCCGTGATCGCGGCTGTAGCCGGTGAAGCCGATCGTCTCGATGTCGGGGATCGCCGGCATCTGCCGCTGCATGATGCGATCGAGCTGGTTCTGGCTTCCGGTCCAGATGGCGCCGGTGCCGACCGCAAGCAGCCGCTTCTTGAACTCGGCCGAGGCGGAGATCGCGTTGGCCGCAAAGCCGCCTTTGGTCGACGGCCGATCGCTCGGGAAGTCGATGTTGAAGAAGTAGGCGGTCTCGTCGGTGGCCTCGTCCCGCTGCCGATAGAGCACGCGGAAGGCGCAGTTCGCGATCTCGCGGACGAGGCCGGCCTCGCGCGCGGCGAGGTCGCGCTTCTGCTCGTAGGACAGGGCCGAGACTTCGCTCTTCTCAGCGTAGCCTTGGATGGTCTCCGCGATCTTCGCCTGGCTGAACTCCGCCCACCAAGTGCGGGTCTCGAACACGAAGTGGAAGCTGGACCATTGGCGGCGCTGCCAGATGAGGAAGGCCTTCTCGCTGGCCGTCGGCGCGATCAGGACGTCGCCGTGCCAGAGATAGTCCTCCCGGTGCTCCGGCCTCAGCTTCTTGCGGAGGAGGAGGTCGTTCCAGTCGAGCTTGCGACCGGGGTCGGTATCGTCGCGAACCTGGGCGGCTCCGCATTCCCAGCCCTCCTTGCGGGCGCGGGCGACGTGCTTGCGGGTCCACTCGGTGCCCGCCTTGCCGACGTCGAGCGCCCAGATGAGGCGCGGCTGATGCGTGGGGTTGGGCCCGTTGGCGATCGCCTTCCGCAGCTCGTCGAGAGCGATCTCGGGGTAGACGTTGCAGGCCATGATCGAGACCGCCCGCTGGCCTGCCTGCTCCAGCGACAGGGCGTCGAAGATGCCTTCGTTGATCCAGATGGTGTCGGCCGCGGCGAGGTCGGCGAGGCTGACCTCGGGATGCCGCCACCAATGACCGCGCCACGACTTGGCGTAGGCGAACCGCGCCTTCTTCTCGAACCGGCCCGGCTGGTCGATCAGCCGCTCCCACCAGCTGCCCCCGGGGAGCTGGAAGCGAACCGTCGCCGTGCCGATGCCGCGCTCGGGGTCGCGGTACCATTCCTGGCTGTAGGCGCCGCGGAGGCCCTGAAGGTCGAGGCCGCGGGCGTGGCTGAGATAGGCATCGGCTGCGGCGTTCGGGTCCGATTCCGTCGTCCGGTACCGGTCCGACCAATTGTCGAAGATCTCTGGGTACAGCTCCTTGACGTGCGCTTCCCAACCGCAGCGGCCGAGCCGGCTGCACTTCAGCACCCGAGGGCTCTCCGCGTGGGTGTAGACTTCCTTCTTGCCGCATTGCGGGCACTTGCCGCCGCGCAGCCACTCGCCGCTGCGCCGGAAGGTGAAGTTCGCCTCCAGAGCTTTCAGAACGTCGCGTTGGATGTCGGGGCGCATCGGCATCGGGGACGGGTCACTTTCTTCAAGCAGCACAAAGGCCTTCCCTGCGGAGGGGGTCGCAGGGGTGGCGGTGGTTCAGTCTTGGTCTTCGGGAGATCGGGCCGGCTCAGCGGCCCCGATCAGCCCCCTGTCGCGACGGCTTCGCCAATCGGATCGTTGTCGTTGGCCATCATGGGTAGCGGCACCTCCGAGCCGCCAGGTTCAACATCGTTCGCCGGCACCGGAAGCGCGCGGCTGCGCGCCGGCGCCACCGGGAGGTGGATGTCGGGGTTGGGGACCGCGCTGGGCGTGATCATGTAGAGGAGCTCGAAAGCCGCGCCGAAGGTGGCGCCGCACTCGATGTTCATGCACTGCAGGTAAAGCTGCTTATAGGTGGGCGTGAGTACCCTTGAACTCCGCACCCGCGCGCCCTTGCGGCAGTGCGGGCAGTCTAATGAATGTCGAAATGCAGTAGTCATATCACTCTTCCCCCCCGGGGACTGACACACTGCTTCCCGGCCCCGCGCCGAGATTTGGCAGGGTGCTGGTGAGGGCGGCGATCGCTTCCTCGGTCTCGCGCTGCGCGAGGATCCGATCAGCGGGGGCGGCGCCCGGTCTCGATGCCATGACGAGCGCCGCGACGGCCTCGCCCGCTTCTTTGGCGACATGCGCGGTTTTCGTGGCCAGCACCGCCGCGTCCGACGACGCTGCGGCCGATTCCGCCTCGAGGCGAAGCGAGTAGCATTCGTACATCGGCGCGCCCTCGCCGCCGGCGGCGCGGTAGGCGATGTCGAGCTGCAGGGCCGCTTCGAGCGGGATGACGGCGCTCGTGTCGGGATCGCTCCAGTTGCGGACGGTGCGCTCTCGCTGATCGACGGCGTTCGCCGCGCCATCCCAGCCAATGAGGCCGGCGATACGGGTGATGGCGAGCGGGAAGGTAAGGGGGCGCGGAGTTTCGTCACTTCCGCTCCTCCAGCAGCGCTTGCCCGCGCCGCGGGAGGCTGTCGAAGTCGAGGCTGACGCAACAGGCCCGCGCTACCGCATGGGCTATGCGCACGCGGGCGGTTTCCGGCCTGCCGTCGGAGGCCATGCCGGTGACGTCGAGTGACAGCTCGTCGACCGAGTTGAGGATGGCAGCCAGCTTCTCCGCGGCTTCAGCGGTGTTGACCGTCATGAGGTGACTGCCGTCACGTTCGACGAAATGCTGGGACAGGCCGCGCGTGGTGGTGAAGCGTCCCTTGCCGATGGCTCGCAAGCGCCTCACGCCGGCTGCTCCCCGTCCAAAATGGGGCTACCGCCGTCGTCGGCGGATGGCTCTGAACCTCCGCCAGTTTCGGCGGGGCGGGAAAGGCCGTCGACAATGAACCGCGCGTAAGCTGCTGCGGTGTCGAGCACGGCCTGATTGTCGCCCTCGGACATGTGCTGCCGCGCGATGGCCAGTTCGAGCGCCTTGATCCGGCAGTCGGTCAGAAGCCGCTCGGCCCCGGGGCCCGGCTGGGCCGGCATGGTCCATTTCTCGCCGGGGTGGACTCGCTGATTGCAGCGCTGATAGGTGTCGAAAGCGGTGCGGGCCTTCTGGAACTGCTCCGCCGCCGCCGTGCGGATCGTGCTGGTGATTTCGGTCCTGACGACGGTGAGCGCCTCGACGGCGGCGGTCGCCGCTTCCTCGCGAACGAGCTTGCGAAGCGATGCTTCAAGCATGGTGTTTCTCCGCATGCAAAATGCCGCTCCGATCGCACGAGGCGATCGGCAAGCCGTGCTCTACGGTCCGGTCGTAGACGCTCACCTCCAGAGGGTAGAGATCGGGGCGAAGCTCATGGCGAGAAACACCGAACACCCGTTCCGCCTGGAGCACGTATTCTCCCGGCAGGACCATGCCTCGGCGCAGCCAGTAGGAGACCTTCTGTTGCTTTGCGCCGACGCACCGCTCAAACGCCGACTGGCTACCCGCGGCGGCGACAGTTCGTACAAAGGCTTGGCGGGCACTTGCCCGCTCTTCGTCCGTCATTCGGCTTCGATACAAAGCACAACAAATAACTACAAGCGATTTGTAGCCTCTCAACCTAAAAAAGTTTTGTAGCACTCGCGGATGGGCGATGTGCGCGCAGCGGCGGTCTGGCTTAAGTCCGAGCGTGAACGCTTGGGCTGGTCCACGAGTGAGGTCGCGCGACGCGCGAGGGAGATTGCTGAGAGGCGAGGTGACCCTCTCAAGCTTACCCAGCAATCCATCTCTCACTTCGAAAACGATCACGCGAAGAGCGTCCCCCGCTGGCTTCGGTACGTTCGGCAAGCGATCGAGCAGGACGGGGGCCTTCCGGAGACGGAGGCGAGCGCGGGGACTTCCGATGATCGCATGGTCATGCGCCTCGGCCTGACCATGATTCCCGAGGTGGATATTGCCTATTCGATGGGGGGCGGCTCCATCATCGAGGAGGCTCCACCTACGACGATGGTCCCGTTCCGTCGGGACTGGCTGTCGCGGCTGACGCGGGGAGGGCCGGCGGACGTCTTCCTCACGCGCGGCGAGGGCGATTCGATGATGCCGACGATCCTGGACGGGGACGATGTGCTGGTGAACCGCGCCGACCGCTCGATCCGGCATCAGGACAAGATCTGGGCGCTCGGTTATGGCGAACTGGCGCAGATCAAGCGGGTGCGAAGGCTGGCGAGCGGCATGTTCCAGCTCAACAGCGACAACCCCACAGTGACGCCGATCAAGGCGACCGAAGACGAGTTGTTCATCGTCGGTCGCGTGATTTGGGTCGGAAGACGAATGTAGCTGCGGGCGGTGGTTATGGAAGCGGACCAAAAGAAATGCCCAAGGTGCGCGGAAGCGGTTAAAGCTGAGGCCAAGGTATGTCGGTATTGCGGCCATGAGTTCGTTGCTCACGACCAGAGGGACTTCGCGTCAGGCCAGGCCACTGCCCGGGGAGAAAATCAGCCGGGTTGGGGACAGGTAGCGGGAGGCGTCGGTTGTCTAGCCTTGCTTCTTTCGATCGGCTTTTGCGCGTACAATGCAACGACGCCTTCACCGGAAGAGCAGGCGAAGCAGCGAGCAGAAGCCGCAGCCGACAAGATGAAGGGCTTTCATTGCCTGAGTGGATGGGACGGGACCAGCGCTAGCCTTGTCGAAAAGGTGAAATCCAAGCTCCGCGACCCGGAATCATTCGAGCACGTGGAAACGAAGGTCACGCCCGTAGAGAAGGGCGAGCATAGCATCATCATGCGATACCGAGCTAGAAACGGCTTTGGGGGCCTGAACGTGGACACCGCGATGGGCACCTTGAGCCACTCTACTTGTGACGCTGAGCTGATTACTGAAGCGGTTCCGGGCTATTCCGACTCGGCTCCTCTTGTATTTCCCGAGGACGAACCATGATGCGAGCAGCGCCTACCGAAGCGATGATCTCCCACGGCGTAGAGGCCGGGATCGCCGAGCTCCGGCGCCAGGCGGAAACCTCCGGTTGCACGACCGACAGCAACGGCCGCTTCGTACAGGTGGATGGCAGCTTCGAAATGCGGCTGCTGGTGGCGGCGGTCCTGCAGGCAACCGCGCTGAAGCCGGGTGACGACACGCCGGCAGAAAGCTAGCGTCGAGATCGTTTCGCAAAGGAGGCGAATGATGGCCGAGGAAGAAGGCAAGGACGGAGGTCAGGGCAGCGCGGAGCTTGCTTACGATCCGGACGTGGACTGGTTGCTGCAGAACCTGGTCGCCGTCGTCAACCGGGGGTTGATCGTCTACATCACCCTCACCGTCGGCGGCGCCATGATCAGCGGCGAGGCGATCAGCCGCGTCAAATATTTCGAGGAGCTGCGCGAGGCGTTCCGCGATGGCAGGGACCAGGAAGACCCCAACGTGATGGACGAGTGGGTCAGGATTCATGCTTCAAACTTCGCCGTAGACCTGGAGGAAGGCGCGGAGGCGGCGGAGGCGCGTTCCCGCATGTCGCCGCCCGGGTTCATCCACCTTAGGAACGCACGTCTGTATCAGACCTCCGCTCTTCCTATTCCTTCCTCAGGAGGGGTCTTGTGGCGGGGGAGATTGTCAGCAATCGACGGCTTTCATCTCGGCCGGCTTGGTCACAGTGTAGAGTAAGCCGGCTTTCTCGGATCGCTCAACCCGCTGCCTCAAGCTTTACCTTGGTCCCGAGCCCGTTGGCGTCGAGCGTATGCGTCGCCTCGGCGACCAGCCATTTCTGGCGATCGACCTCCGGCTTGAAGCCGCGCACGGTCGCAGGGCGGTCCGGGTAGATGTCGGGGCGACCGAGGGCGAAGGTATAATCGAGCTCGGCCGAGCCGCGGGCGATGCGCTTCGCCTCGGCCTCCGCCGCCGCTTTCGCGTCCGCCTGGCTGGCGAAGACTTTGCGGAGGCGCTTGGGCTTCTTCTCGACGCCGCCTGCGCTGGCGCCGGCTACGGCGCCAGCCCGTTCCGTCTTCCGCTTGGCAGCGTCCTGGTCGTGCCAGCGCGCCTCGGCGCCGTCATATTGCTCGCGCTCGACCTCGCGCCAGAGCCACTGGTCGCCGTGCCCGCGGACGATCTCGATCGACGGGATCGGCTTGCCCGTCGCGGTCTCGCCCTTACCGATCGGCGCGAAGATCAGCTTGCCGCCCTTCACGGTGGCGACGGCGTCGTGCTTGCGGCCGAGGGCGCGGACCAAGGCCATGTCGCTGCGCTCGTCCTGGCCGAGCACCGGAACCTCGATCGAGGCCAGTTCGGGAGCGACCCGCGCGGTGAGGCCGTTGGCGGACGCGATCTCGCCGATCACCTTCCCCAACGTGGTATCGCGGTGGCTCCTTTCCTTGCGGATGCGGTAGCCGGCTGTGAAATCGGCGGAGCGGGCGCGGATGGTGATCGTATCGGGCGGGCCGCCCCATTCGCGCTCGTCGACCTTGAAGCTGCCCTTGTCGACCAGGCCGGCGCGGACGCCGGCGCCGCCCTTCCACCCGAGCGAAACGCGGAGCACGGCGCCCTTCTTCGGTATCGCCATTTTGCCATCATGATCGTGGATGACGATGTCGAGCTGGTCGGCCTCGCCGCCCCTGCGCTCGGTCAGCGTCAGAGAGAGGAGGCGCGGCGCGATCTTGCCGGTGAGGGAGACGGCGGTGGAAGAGTTTGGCCGCGACAGCCCGAGATCCTGCCCGTCGAGAGTGACCCTGAAGTCGGCAAGGTTCTGGATGCCGCTCATCAATCGACCCTCGCGAGATCTACGGTGAAGTCGGCGCGCCGAGGCACTCCGTCGACCGTGAAATGATTCTGGCGTTCGTCGATGCGATCTATGCGGAAGTTGCCGAGGACGCGGCCGCCGCCTTCAACCAGGGGCCAGGCGTCGCCCTGGTCCGCCATTTCGCGGAGGGTGCGGAGAGAGGAATAGGTGCCGGCGAGGCCGGGGAGGAGGGCGCCGACCAGGTTTACCCGGTCCTCGCCGGGGCCGAGATACTGGCTGGCGGGACGGGCGCCGAAGCGCGGGCTCGAACCGTGCCGCCAATCGGTGGTGCGGGCGAGCTCCTGGAAGGGCAGGGTGCCGATCTCAAACGCGAACATGCCGAGGGACATCAGAGGCATGGCTCAATCCCCATCATCGTAGCTGGAACGTGCCGCCGCTTCGGCCCGGAGGCGCGATCTCTCAAGCGCCCGCTCTACGGCTGCCTCAATCTGGGGCCCGTCCTGGGCGGCGACGCCTGTAATGTGGAAAGTCGCGCTGATCTGAACGGCCGGTGCGCCCGCACCCCGGCCCCCGGTCGCCGCCACCACACCGGCGCCGCCTGTGCCGGCAGGCGGCGACTTTGCGGAGCCGACCGCCAGCGCGGCCGTGATGCCGGCGGCGATGCCGCGCATGCGGTCGACTGGCTGGCGGCCGCCGCGATCGATGCCGAGGGCGAGCCCTGCAGTGATGTGGCTCCCAGTCTCCATCATGAGGCGGGACGGAGAGCGGATCTTGAAGAAGGAGTTCATGATGGCAAAGGTCGAACTGGCGATCGCCAGCGCCTTCGCCTTCACTGCCGACGCCTGGGAATCCATGCCAGCGGTGAGGCCCAGCATCGCGTTCACGCCGACGCGGCGCATCTCCTGTTCGAGAAGCTTGTTCTGCGCGCGTATCTGGGCATGAAGAAGGGCAACGCGGGCGGCTGTGCGCCGGGCTGCTGCTTCCTCCTCGTGTTGTATAGCTTTGTCGCCGTCGCGGCGGATTCTAGGACGAGCGCCGATCTGGTCGCGGCGCACGCGCTTGCCGCCTTCGAAGAAGCGGCCCCACCCGCTGCCTTCCCGTTGCAGCTGCGCGCGGCCTTCGGCGCTGGCCTTGAGCTGCGCACGGCGGAGGGTCTCGTTAACGAAGTCGAGCACCGGGTTCGCCGCCGGAGTGATCTTCTTTCCCCAGGCCGCCTTGACGGCCGCCCAGCGCGACGTCGCTTCCTGCCACTTGGCGGCGGTGTCGAGCTGCCGGCGGGCGAAGTCGTTATCCACCACGCCATTGGCTCTGAGAGCGTCGGCGCGGATATCGGTGTAGAACTTCATCTTCTGGGCGAGGGGGCGGACGGCCTTCTGCACCTCGGCGTCGCCGAACAGGAAAGCGATTTTTGAAGTGTCGCCCTTCGTTGCCTTGTTGATTAGGTCGATGATGGCCTCGATCGGCGACTTGCCATCCCGGTATGCCTTCTTCATCGCAGCCGGTAGATCGATCCCAAATTCCTTGAAGTTCTTGATTGTGTTTTCGGTGTTGATCTTGTCGAGCAGGTTCTGAAGGTTGTTCGCGGCGCTCGACGCGTCGCCGGTGGCGGTGCGGGTTATCTGCAGAGCGGCCGCGAGATCCCCAGCGGCCTTCTCCCCAGTATAGCCCAGCGCCTGCATGGAGGCGGTCAGCGCCGGGAAATATTGCGCCATATCGCGCACCTCGAAGCTGCCGCGCTTGCCCGCCTGGGCCATGATGTCGAGGATTCTGGCGGTACGCTCGGCCGGAACCTTGAGGTTGTCGACGACCGCAAAGGTGGCGTCGCCGAGCTCGAGCATATCTGCTTTGTAGGCGGTGGCGGCTTTGCCGATCGGCTGCAGCATGGCGAGGCCGGCGCGGGTCGGATCGAGGCCTTTTCCCGCGAGGCTGTCGAGCGTGGAGGCCATGTCCAGCGGCATCTGGTTCACCTGCGGCGCCAAGCCCTCCACGATCCTGCCAATGCGCTCAGCCTGGTCACGGCCGATGTTCGCCTTGAGCGCGATATCGGTCATGATGCTCTCGACGGCCGCCGCTTCCTTGGCGGCCGACACGCCGGTCACCGCAGCGCCGGCGGCGACGGCATAGTTGAAGAGGCCGGCCTTGCCGGCGAGCCGTTCATGCCGGCGCCCGCGCTCGGTTTCGATGTCACGATCGGCCTGCAGCCCGGCGCGCATCTCGGAGAGCCGGCGCGGCGCGGCGGCGCTCAGCTCCTTCAGGCGGTCGCGTTGCTGCTTAAGCTTGGTGTTGGTGGCCTCGACCTCGGTGCGAAGCTTCCTCTCTTCCTGGGCGAGGTTGCGGGTGTTGACGCCCGCGCCCAACAGCCGCTCGCGCAGGGTGCCGAGGTCGCGATGCTGCGCCTCGAGCTTGCGGCGGAGATCGCCGGCCTCGCGCGAGGCCGCCTTGAACTCGCGCGTCATCTTGGCGGTGGGCTTCTCGACCTGGGCGATCGCCTTGCCGAGGCGTTTCGCCTTCTCCTCCGCCTCCCCGAGATCCTTCTTGGTGCCGGCGAGGCCGCGCTTCAGGTCGCGGAAGCCCTGCAGGTCCGACTGGCTTTTCTTGAGAGCGCGGAGGCTTTCGGAGGTCTCGCGGATGGAGCGGCCCATCTGGGTCGCCTCGCCCTTGATCTTGCGCATCGGGCCCGACGCCTTGTCCATGGCGTCGAGGATGACCTGAATGCGAAGATCGCGATCGGCGCCCACGGCTTCAGGCCCTCGCGAGCAGGATGGGAAGCCGCTCGATCGCGGCAGCGCGCCAGCGCATGAGCTCGCCGAGGCTCATCGCGTCCATCGCCGAAGGCGGCCAGTGGAAGACGGTGGCGATGTCCGCCATTGCCTCTTCTACTGTTGCGGTGAGGCCGGCCTCACCGCCTTCGGCAACAAAAAACCCGCCACCAGCACGGCCAAGACGAAGAAGTCGCGCGGGTTCATCTCCTCGAGCTCGTGGGGGAGCAGGGGCGGGACGGTGACGCGTGGGAGGAGCTCGAGCATGGCGCTGACCTCCAGATTGCGCATGTCGAGCATGCTGAGGCCGCGCATCTCGCCGGTGCCAGGGCGCCGGACATCGACACGGGAAATCGTCAATTCGCCTCGCACAATCGGCTCCTCGAGATCGACGGGCTCGATGACGCTCTTCTTGCCGGCGCCGCTGTCGGCAACTTGGTCGGCCATTCCTATTCCCCTCGATGCAGGTTAATTTTCGGCAGCGGCGGCCTAGCCGTTGAGGATGGCCATGATCTCCGCCATTCGATCGACGCCGCCGATCATGAAGACGCCGTTGATGACGTCGATCTCGACCTCGACCACGCCGTTGATCGTCCAGCGGAGGTAGGCGAGCGTGCGCTTGCCCTTCCACTGGGTGTCCTCGCCGGCCTTGGCCGTTCCCGGGTCGATCTCGACGAGCTTGCCGCGGACGAGGAGCTCGGCCGCGACGGGCCGGCTGCCGTCGGCGCTCTGATAGGCGCCGATGTAGCGCGTCATGGCGCCGGCGACGTCGACCTGGCCGAACTGGCGGAGGACGCCCACCACGAGGCCGCCATAGGTCTCCTCCATTTCCAGCTTCTCGAGGCCGAGATCGTAATCGACCTCGGCGAGCATGCCGGCGCCGCGATAGGCTTCGACCAGGCTGGCGAGCTTGGGCAGCGCGGCCTCGGCGCACGTGCCCATGTAGGATTGGCCGTCGTTGAAGACGGCGAAGTTCTTGAGCTTGGCGGGAAGCATGGGCGGTCTCCTGGTCTAGGCTTCGATCTGGAAAGGCGATTGCGCGCCTCAGACGGCCGCCACCTGCTCGGTGAAGTTGAGCAGGAAGCGATCGGTGATCTGCATGTTGAGCCCGAGATCCTCGAGCGGCGGGCAGGGCGTGAAGTCGATGTCGATCTGCGCCTTGCCAAGCGCGAGCTGATCGGCCTGGTTCAAAGCCGGGTCCATGTAGGCTTCCGCCCCGATGATGCGGCCCTGCGCCTTCAAAGTGCGGAAGCGCGCGTTGGCGGAATCGAGAATGTCCCTGACGAGGCGCGGCGTGACGGCCTTGTCGACGGCCCAGGCGAGACCCTTGATCAGCTCGTCCTGAAGGGCATGGAGCGTGCGGACCGAGGTTTCGAAGGCGTAGCGCTCATCGTCCGAACAGGTGCGGTTGCCCCAGAAGCGATAGCCGTTCTGGTGGACCAAAGTCGTCACCGGGGCGGCGTTGAGCTCGGCCGCCGGCGTCGACGGATCCGAGAGGTCAAAATAGATGTCGCGCGACATGCCGGTGACGCCGAGGACCGGGACGTTCGACAGGGTCTTGTGCCAACCCGTCTCCTCGTCGATTCGAGCCCGGGTGCCGAGCGCGACGGCGATGGCCTGGCCCTCCCACCCGGAGAAATCCGGATAGATCAGCATCAGCTCGCGGTCGGCGAACTCATCGCGGTAGGCAATCGCCTCGCTCGGCGCGACCGGTTCGGCACCGTTGCAACGGGCATAGCAGAAGCCGCGCAGCTTTTTCGCGACGGCCACCATGGCGGCGGTCACCGGCTGGGTGTCGAGGCCGGGGCAGCCGATGATGCGGGGCTGGACTCCGAACTTGGCCTTGGCGGCCAGCAAGGCCTGCAGGCCGGTATAGCGGCCATTGCCGTTGACGCCGCCGATGACGTTGATGTCGGTCGCTTCCTCGACCGAGGTTTCGCCGGCGGCGACGCCCGGCGCGACGCGAACGACCACGATGACGGGCGTGGTCTGGTCGCAGATGGCCGCCAGCGCCTTGGCGAGCGTTCCCTGGGTGCCGGCCTTCGCCAGCGCCGCGCGCGGGTTGGTGACCAGGGCGGGGCCGTTGAGCGGGAAATAGGCGGCGTCGGCGTCCGGTGCGGTGGCGACGAGCCCGATGACGGCGAGCGAGGCAGGGAGGATCGGGCGGGCGCCCGTGGCGGGCTCGCTGACGAAGATGCCATGGCGGAAGGGCATGTCGGACTCCTTGGTTAGGCTTGGCCTGCCGCGGCGGCCCGCAGCGGGAGGGTGAGACGGAGGAAGGCGTTGGCGCCGGGGCGTTCGAGAAATTCGCCCTCGAGCTCGGCAACCGCGCCGCCGCCCTCGCCCTCGGCGATCTGGATGCGGGCGAGGCGGTAGCGAGGCTCCCAACGCGCGATGGCAACGGCGCCCGCGGCGAGCAGCTGCAGCTTTGTTGCCGCGTTGCGAGGCTGATCGAGCAGCTCGGGGATGAGCGAGCCGTAATCGCGGAGCATGACGCGGCTGCCGATCGGGGTCGACAGAATGTCGCCGATGGACTGGGCCAGATGCTCCGCGCCCTCGATGGGCGCGCCGGTCTCGGCGTTCATGCCCCTCACGCCTCCGACTCCGCGGCGGCCGCGACGGGCTCGCCGCTTTCGGCGGCGCCGGCGGCCACGCCGGCGTGGCGATGCGTGATGAGGCTGATGCCGTCGCCGATCACGTCCCCCGTGGCGATGAGCTCGCCGTCAATGATGACATCGCCTTTGATGGTGAGGCCGCCATCGGAGGCGTCGAGAGTGATGCCGCCGCTGGCCACTATGGTGACGATTGCGCCAGCGGGCAGCTGCGCCTCGAGCGCATGCGCTTCGGGGTCGTAGGCGATGATCGCCCCATCCTGGAACTGGACGAGTTCGCGGAGGGAATTGCCGGCTGGGGGGAATGCGTCCTGGGCGATGCCGCCGATCGCCACCGCCGCGGCTATCTCGCCGCCGGGACAGAGCAGAAGCACCTGCTCGCCGACACTGGGCGGCGACCAGGTGCGAGTGGCGCCGGCGCGGCCGCCCGCCCAACGGATGGCGGACGTTCTCACGTCGCCGGTGTCGACAACGACGCGGCCCGCAGCGAGGTCGACCTCGGCAATGGTGCCGAAGCGAACCAGTTCAGCCAGCTCGTTGGGAAGATCGTCGGAAGTGCGCATCGCCCGCACCGTGCGGCAATCCAGCGCGAGCCGTCCCCCCGCCGATGTTGTATCGGCGGAGGTTACAACAGCGCGGGGAGGGCCACGTGAAATGTTCACACATCGGGTGGGGCCGCTGGACGCCGCCGGAGTCGGTGGCGCATCCGCCGGTTCGCGCCCCGGTGGCGCATGGCTGCGGAGATTTACATGCTCATCGAAATTAAGACGTCCGGTGGCTCAGCGTGGGTCAATCCCATTCATGTCGTGAGCGTCGTAGGAGTGAAGGTCCCCGGCCGGGCAACGCATGCCGAGATTACGCTCACCGCGGGCGATGCGCTGTTATCAACGCTGGATCCCAAAACTGTGGCTATGAAATTGGGTGGGGGTACGCCCACCGATCGCGATCTGCTTGATGCTGCAAACCCTGAAGATCAGCAGCCTTAGCGACATTACCACCTTAGGAGGCTCCTGAGCCCAACCTTCACTGGTAGGGCAGCGCCAGAACGGCGCTCATGCGAGGCGCGCCGTCGACCGCGAGGGCGGTGGACGTGCCCTGCTCAAAGTGGGTCGTGTCGGGCAGGATCGAGGACGGCGGCTTGCCGGCGGCGATCGCCGCCTCGTCGGCCGGGCTGCCGCTCGATCGGGCGACCATGATCGGGAGCCAATCCCAGACGTGAACCGCCCCATATTTGGCGATAACGGCGTTCATGAGCTGCACCTGGAGCGCGACCAGGTCCGCCGGCGCGTTGTCGACTGCGATGCCGCGCGCCCAGAGCCAGTGATTATGGCCGAGCCAGGCGATCTGCTCGTCGATGAGCGCCATCTGCTCGTCAAAGCCGGCCTCCCCGCCCGGGCCGTAATTGGCGAAGAGCGTGGGAAGGTGCCGAAGATGCGGCCGCGCGAACAGGACGGCGCGCTGGTCGGCGCGGATCGAGCCGCCGACGGCGTTGCTGATCAAAGGCCGCCCCGTGGCGATGCGGAGGTCGGCAGCGAGGCTGACGACGGCGCCGTTGGAAACGCCGGCGACATAGCCGGCGCCGACCGGCGCGCCGGCGAGACCGGAATCGCCGATGCCGTGCCAGGGGAGCTGGCCGCGGATCTCGGCGGAGCGCAGCTGCAGGGCGTCGTCGGGCTCGCCCGGGGTGATGATGGCGGTGCGCCCCGGGAGCGCGCCGTAGGCGTTGCCGACGGTGAGGCCAATGCCCTCCCGCATCTTGAAGACGCCGGCGACGCGGCGCGAGCCCGCCTGCGTCTTCCACGGGCCGCCGTTCAGGCTCCCGGTGATGCCCTGCGTTTTCCAGCGCACGGCGACGGCGATGATCTCATTGTCAGCGGCGACGCCGAGATCGATGCGGGCATATTCGAGTCCGTCGCCGGTGCTGACGATGAAGACCTTGCCGGTGGCGCCGTCGCGGACGATGCGGTGCCGATCGCGGTCGGTGTCCGCGTCGGCCTGCCAGAGCACCTTCTCGCCCGCGTGAGCGCCGGCGGGCGGCATCCGGTGGATCGAGGTATAGTCGTTCTGGACCCACCCCTTGAGCGGGCGGATTTTGAACGCCCTCGGGTTGCGCAGGTAATAATCGCCCGCCGGCGTGCCGGGGATCTCGACCCCGACGAGCAGCGGGTTATGAACGGCCGCGGCGTAGACCGTCTTTTCCTGGTAGGCGGCCGTGGCGTTGGAGCTCGATTCGTAGGCGAGCGTCGTGGTGATGCCGGCGGCGGCGCGGATCGCCACGGCACCGGTGCCGCGCTTCACGTCGACCGAGAAGCGGTAACATTCGAATTGCGAGGCCGTGATCGTGAAATAGGCGCCGGCGGCGGCGTTGCCGGGAGCGGTGATCTTCAGCGAGCCGGCCTCGGCACCGGCGCCAGGCGCGAGGACCGATCCATTGAGGCCGTTCCAGCCTATTGTGTCGGCCAGCGCGTTGTTGGTGACGGCGTTGACCTGGGCGGGCTCTTCGAACGGGCCGTAGACGATCGCCTCGCCCGTCTTCACGCCGCCCGTCGCCTTCAGGAACGCGGCCTCGCTCGGATATTGGCGGTCGAGGAACCAGCGGAGGCCCGCGGCCTCGTCGCGATCGAAGATGGCGCGGTTGCCGGCGACGCCGACCATTGGCGCCGGGATATTGGTTGGCGGCGCCGGCGGCAGCACCGCGACGCCGCCTGCGACGATGAGGCTGGCGCTGATCGCGAGCGCGTAGGGCAAGGTCCGGGTGATGTAGAAGGTGTGAAGGGCCGCGTCGGCGATGCCGTCGAGCTCGGCGCGGTGAGCGGCCAGCTGCGGGTCGATCGGCGCGCGCGCGGCCGCGAGCACGGCCGACAGCTTCATCCGCTTCGAACCGTTTTGATTAACGGCGAGGTCCTCATCGCCGGTGACCGCCCCTGCGGGATTGAGGTTGGAGGTTTTGGCCATCGATCAGCTCCAATGCACTTCGGCGGCGGGGTTGAAGACGGCGAGCTCGGCGCGAGTCATGGCGCCGATCGCCATCTCGAGCGCGTTGGAGGCGGCGCGGACCCGGTCGACGGCGCGCCGGCGCTCCACGGCCGGGAGGAAGTCCACGGTAGCGCCGCCGGCGGTGAGCTGAAGCGCCGCGAGGGCGATCGCCGCGTTGTCGTTGGCCTGGCGCCAGAGCGGCGCGATGGCGAGGATGCGACGGCCCGCCTCTCGCTTCGCGGCTCGAACGGCGCGGTCGCGGAGTTCGGCAACGCGCGACCGCGGCCGCCGAGTCGTGGGGCGGCCGTCGGCGCCGGGGACGATCGGCGCGCCGGCGGACTGCGCCTCGAGCAGCTCGCGGTGGCGAGCGGCCGTTATCTCGACCGCATCGGCGGGGATGGTATCGGCCCGGTGAAGGTCGCGCCGGTAGAAGCCGCCGGTGGCGGCGCTCCAAAGGATCATCTTCATCGGCCGATCGCCCACCAGGAGTAATTGACGGCGAGGTGACTGCCGCCCGTCATCAGGAGGAATTGCGCGGTGTTCCGGGAGCCGACCCAGGCCCGCTCTTCCGAGGAATCGCCGTCGTCGGTGTCGCCGTTGGGGCTGATGAGGACCTGATAGCAGGTGCTCGGGAAGGCGAGCGGGAAGGTGACGGTGGCGAGATTGTCAGCCGGCACGTTGACCGAGCCCCATTGCAGGATAAGCGACGTCCCCGGGATCTGAGCATAGCCATTCGCGCCGTTCGAGCCCGGAAAGCTCCAAAGCCCCAGGGGCGTGAGCGCGGCGACGTCGCTGGTGCCGGCATGAGCGTCGGCCACGCTCGCCTTGGGGACGTTGATCGTGCGGTCGGCCGACAAGTCGCCGCCGCCGGAGGCAAGGCCGGCGGAGAGGATCTGGCGCACCGCAGCCGCGGCGCCGACCTGGGCGGCCGTGAGGTTGACGTTGCCGACCTGGGCGTTGACGCTTTGCACCGGCGCGCCGGGGTTGAGGATCTCGATCCAGTTGGCGAGGACGTTCGCCGGCTCCGCGCCGAGGATGAAGCTCTTGCTGAGATCGGTCCGCACGGCGACATCGCCGAGCTGGGCCGCCAGCGCGAGCTGCGCGGCCTGGCTGCCGATGACGAAGGTTTCGGTGATCGCCAGCGCGGGCAGCTGCGCCGTCGGGATCTTGCCGTCGGCGCCGAGGGTGGCGACGCCGTTTGCGGCCGCGCGCTGCGCGAGCGGAATGTAGAGGGCGAGGAGGTTGGCGAGGCGCGCAGCGAGCTTCAGCGGCGTGACGAAGTCCGCGTCATCGGTGCCGGCGTCGACCTTGGCTTGCGGGGCGATGCGGGCGACGCCCTGCACCGTTTCCGTCGCGGGCGGAAAGGTCAGCTGGACGTCGCCGAATTCGATGAGCTCGGCCTGGCCGGCCTGAAGCACGACGTCGAGCGCCAGCAGAAACATGGTCGCCCCGGCCTTCTGGAAGATCAGGGCCGGCTGCGAATAGACGGCGAACAGGGCGCCCGTGTCGAGATAGAGGCCGAAGCCGCGGACGCTGTAGACGTCCGCGCTGGTATCGCGCGCCATGAGGTGGATCGTGGTGTCGTTGATGGGCAGGCCGGCGACCGAGCCGATGCGCTTGAACTCGCCGGGAACGGCGGTGAGCGTCGGCGCGTCGACGAAGTCGTTGGCGGCCAGGCCGACCTCGGCAATGACGACGGCCGCGGTGCCGCCGGCCTCGGCGTCGAGCAAGGCGGCGCGCCCCGCGTCGGTGATAGTCAGAATGAGCGGCTCGCTCATGCGTCCTCCTCGAGGAACTGACCGTCCTCGGTCTCGAAGGGCTCGCCATCCTCAGTTTGGAGGTAGGTCGCCCAGGTTGGGGATGGGTCGTGCGCCGCGGCCGCATCGATGCGGCTGAAGCCGACGGCATGGGCGGCGCCCGCGACGCGGAGATCGCCGGCGCAGCGGAGCGACTGGACCAGGGTGAAGTGAACGTGGGCGGGCTTGAACCGGGTAACGTCGCGGACGATCTCCTCGGCGAAGGCCGCGGTGGCTCGATCGCCGCCGGCGGCGCCGAGCGGAAGCACGATCTCGAAAGTGTGGGGCGCGCCGCGGGGGGTCGTTTCGAACCACTCGACCACCCGGAGCAGCTCGTCGAACGACGCGAGGACCGCCTCGACCGAGGCGGGGGTGCCCTTCATCCACTGCAGCTCGAGGGCGGTTTTAACGGCCGCCCGCTTCTCGGCGATCGACCAGCGGGCTTTCCATCGGTCGATCGACCAGGCCCAGGCCAGCCATGGGAGCAGAGGCACCGGGCAAGTGTCCGGGTTCCAGAGCCGGTCGACCGGAACGGGCACATCCTCGATGCGCGCGGCCGTCGCCTCGAGCGCGCGCTCGAGCGTCTTCGCGTTGGGCGGCAGAAGGCTTTTGCGGCTAGCTGGCATAGCCGGCGAAGGTCACGTTGATGGCGGTGCAGAACGGCGCCTGAGTGCTGCCGATCGGAAGGTTGGCCGCGGGCGAGGTTAGCATCACGTCCTGAACGCCCTCGACGCACAGGGCGGCGCTGAGCGCCACCAGCGTGATGTCGCGGCTGAGCCGCCAGGCGCGGGCGACATAGGCGGCGACGCTTGCCCGGGCCGCTTCCAGGATGAGATCGGAATCCGGTCCTTCGAACAGGGTCAGCGCGGCCGTCACCTGATATTCGACGATCTCGGCCGACTGGACCTGGACGAAAGAGCCGAGCGGCCGCACCGCGCGATCGCCGACGACGCGCGAGACCGCCTGGCGCAGCTCCAGGGGCGCCGCGCCGTTACCGTTGCGCGAGAGAATGGTGATCACGACCTCGCCCGGGGCGGGGCTGGAAACGCTGGCGTCGCGGACGTCGGCCGAGGCGGCACGAGCCTTCGAGATATAGGCGAGCTCGGGGCCGGCGACGGAGAAGGCCTCGGGCGCCAGCACGACGCGGGCGCGCAGCTCGTCGTCCGATTCGAGCGTCGGCGCTATGCCGTTGTCCGGATCGCCGGCATCGAGCACCAGGCGCACGACGAGGAAGTTGGCGGCGAGGTGGTCGAGATCGGTGCCCGTTGCATAAGCGAGCATGAGGCCGCGGGCGCGGTCGTTGAAGTCTTGGCGGAGCAGCATCTCGCGATAGGCGGAGACCTGCAGGACCTTCACCGCCGGGTCCGATTGGATGGTCGGATCGAAGCCGGGCTGGCGCGCCACCATATCCGCGGCCATGCCGTCGAAGATCTGCTCGAAAGTCAGGATCTGCACGACCGCCGGCGCCGGCAGGCGCGACAGGTCGATTGCGGTGGAGCTGGCGGAGAAATCGGGCATCGCCGTCATGTCGGCGGCGGCGGGGTCGCCCCGCCACCGGGCGCTGTTGTATCGGCGGCGGTTACAACAAAGCAGCCCCGCGCGGCGGGATTATTTGCCGGAGGGGGAGCAGTAGCGCTCTAGGAGCCGCCTACGGTGCAGGCAAAGCTTCTCGAAGCTGGACGCCAACAGCTTGCGATCCTTGTTCGGGATATACGGATTTTCCGCGTTGCGAGGGCCTCCTTGGGGTGTCCAGCTCGCTCCCGGTTGCCGACGCACCTTGCGCCAGAACTCTCGCTCTAGGCGGTTATTGACCAGATAGGCCCGGATCGCGCCTTTGACATCTTCATCTTCAACGAGGCGCAGGTATCGATTGTCGATGTTCATCGGCCAGCGAGGGTCAAAGGGTATTCTCGCGTCAGGAACGAAAGTCGTGGTCCCCGGAATCGCGGGCCCACTTTGAGGAGCTGTGACATCGATACGGCTGCCGTCCGGCAGGGCGGCGACGCCATGGTGCATCGCCTGAACGTAGGCGTTGGGGAGCCATTCTAGCATCCAGCCGAGTTCGAGCGTACCGCCTCGGGCTTGAGCGTAGTCGCGCGCGTTCCAGTAGCAGGTGAGCGCCGGCGCGGCTGAAGTCCGCGGCACCGGCAGCGCCGGGCTGCAACCGAGCATTGCCAGAACATCCCCCATGCGAGGATGATCAATCGGAAAGTCGGCCAGTGGCATATCTACGGCTTCAGGCATTCCCCACGCGAACACTAGGCTCAGGCGGGAATCAAGTGGTCTCCAGATGATCGACGAGCAGCTCCAGCACGTGCGCCCGGTCCTCGTCCGGCAAGCCGAGCACCCGCCGCACGGGATATTCCGCCGTGGGCGACGCCGGGTCGCGGGTGACGTTGTCGCGGAGGCCGCGGTGGTGGACGTTCATGATGCGCGCCATGGCGCCGGTATAGCCAACCGTCGCCATCTCCGCGGTTGCGACCCGCCGAAGATAGCCGGCGCCGCCGGCGCGGAGGAACATCTTCTTCGTCTTGACGCGCCGCTTTAGCCGCGTGGCCTTCTCGCGGAGGCGGTGGCTGCGCTGCTTCTTGCGCGGCTCGAACGGCTCCCCATCAGGATCGACGTTCCCCTTCAGGCGGCGAGCGTTGGCCTGGCGAACGAAGGTGCCGACGCGATCGGCGAGCTTCTTGCGCTCACCCGGTTCAAGCCGGCTTACAAATTCACCTAGAAAGGTGTCGAGCTCCTCGAGTCCCTGGACCTCGGCCGACATCATCCGCTCGGGGGAAAGAGCGGCTCGCCCCCGGACAGGATCTCCTGAAGCAAAGCATCCTCGGGGACGCCGGGGAAAGCCTCGTCAAGGCTCGGCTCCGGCACGAACTCGAAGTCGTGGCCGCCGCCCGCCCGAGGCGTCACCTTGACTGCCTCGCTGAGCTCCGCCAGCCGAATTTCCAGATCCACCGTCTTGTCGTCGATCACCACGCAGTCGAAGGTGAACGCCTCGTTTCCGGTGCCGTGGTTGAGGATTAGCTCCGGCTGATGGACCCGGAGCCATAGGATGACGGCCAGCATCAGCGCGTTCGGCTGATCGGCAGGGAAGTCGGTGAGAATGGCGAGCAGCTGGTAGCGGTACTCGAAAGCGAGCGGGGCCCCGTGCCTGGTCGCAATCCTGCCCTTGTCGACGAACAATGCGAGCTTCTCGGGGTCGCGCCGGAGATCGGGGCAGGCGGCGGTTATCGCCGCTCGTAGGCTATCGGGCTTCAGCATCAGGCACCGGCTCCGCGGGCGGCAAGCGGCAGATGGCGGGCCTGCCTTGGCGCGCGCCGGCCAATTCGCCGCCGGCGACGCGGCAGGCGAGCTCGCCCGCGATCTTGTAAAGCGCGCGCTCCTGTTCGGAGCCTCGGGTCGGCGCGAACAGCAAGGCGGCCGAGGCGGCGATCGCCAGCAGCGTTAACCAGGTGCGCCGATCGCGGAGGCGCTCGTCGAGCCGCTTCACGACCAGCGCCCCGCCTGCAGCCCGGTCTGGAAGGTGACGGCGATGCGGGCGATATCGGTTGCCTTGTCGGTGCCGTTGATGATCGGCCGCGATCTGATGAACTGGTCGAGCCTCGCGGGGCCGACGGCGGGGAGCGCGTCCGAAAGCTTGCGGCCCGTGAACCAGCCTCCCTCCATGCCGAGCACCATGATCGCGGCCGAGATATCGGGGCGCAGCACCAGCTCAGGATTGGCGTGGAGGTCGACGTCGGGGCCGATGATGCCGCGCGCGCGCAGCTCGCGGGTGGCGCGGCGGTAATTGTCGGCGCCGGTGAGCTGGACGTCGCCGGCGCCGGCGAGGCGAACCCCGTCGCCGTCGGCTTCAGGGGTGTTGCCGAGGCGGGCGGCGAGCCGGCCCGTATCGTAGCGCTCGAGGTAATCGTCCCAGGGATCTGCATCGGCGCCGTCGCCGCTGCCCTTCTCGCGCACCGGCGCCATGGCGCGGCCCGTTTCCCAATAGGAGGTGGCGAAGCCGCAGGCGGCGAAAGCGATGGGCCAGCAGGCTTTGCCGAAGGCGGTGAGCTTCGCGTTGATCCCTTCGACTTGGGAGCCGGAGAGCTGAATGCCCCGAACCTTCGGGAACAGGCCGGAGCTTCGAAGGTGGGCGAAGAACGCGCCGGGCTCCGCGAGCTCGGTCGGCCGCCTCGGCGGCGAAGGCTGGGGTTCGGTTCGGGCCGGCGGCGCCGTGTCGTTGGCCGGGATCCCGAGCCGCTCGCAAAGGCCGTCGAACGCGACCAGGCGCGGCGGCGTGTAGCCCTCGTCATCGAGCCAGGGGCGGAACAGGTCGACGATCGCGCGGCGCGGGGCGGTCACTTGTCGCCTTCCTTGCGGGCGGCGAGGCGCTCCCGGATCAGGTCCGGGATCTCGACCACGAGCGCGATCGCCCGCTCCCGAAACCGCGGGAGCGCGTCATAGGCGAGCAAACCGGCGGTGAAGCCGATCGCCTGGCTGAGGAAAGGATCCGGCGCAAAGATGGCGATGGCGGCAAGCTGAGCGTGCCACGAGACGACGATGCCGATGGCGATCTGGAGGAAGCGCTCGGTCCAGGTGAGGCCGCGCTTCACCAGCACGGCCACGGTGGAGCCGAACGCCGCGGGCGCGAGCGCCGCGGCCGCGGCCTTCAGCGCTTCCGAGGCATCGTGGAAAATCTGCTCGTAATTCATGAAATCAATCCCAAAGCTGGATGAGCTCGGCGGTAGCGAAGGCAGGCGCTGCGGCGAGTTCGGGGATGAGGACCGGGTGACCTTCGGGAAGGTGAGCGCCGAGCGCGGCCAGTCCGCGGTTCGCCTCGAGCACCTGCTCGATCGCCGCCGCGCCCTGGCCGGTGACGCGCCAAACCAGGCCATCCAAGGGCTCATTGGCCCTCGCGTGAGCGGTGAAACCGGCCATCAGATGAGTTCTACCGTGGTTCGGGTGGTGCCGAGGATGTCGCGGATCGCGTGGGTGGCGTTGCGCCGAAACTCGTCGGCCGAGAGAATTCCCTCCTCCGTGCGGTCCTTGCCCTTGCCGTCACCCGAGGCGCTGATGTCGTGGTGTGTCTCGGATAGCTCGGCGCCGGCATAGGCGAACACGGCGCGGCGGTAGAGCAGCTCCGCGGCGCTCTGGCCGTCCACCTCCTCGTCATCGACATCGGCGAGGCGCACTCTGCCGGCGGCGACGTGGCCGGCCTTCCACTTGCGCAGCTCGCGCCTGGTGCTGATCATCCCCCCGCGCAGCGCATCGCGCAGGCGGATGTCCGAAACGGCCGTTGGGATGCGGAGCGAGGAGCGAGCCTCGGTAAGGCTGACGCCGGGATAGAAGGCGTCGCCGGCGACGGTGTCGGCCTCCGGCGCCTCAGGGTCGGCGGGCGCGGTGGAGGGGCAAGAGACGAAGCCCGCCATCTCAAGCCGCCTCGGCGCCGGGAACGACCGAGACGGAGCCGCCGTTCACGAAGAGCACCATCGTTCTCGCCGGGCCGTGCTCGGCAATGTGGGCCCTAAGGCGTTCGAGCGTGCCCCGGGCGTCGTCATAATCGACGGCCTCGGCGAAGGAGACGACGACGACGTCTCCCGGCTGCAGGCGGAGGCGGCGGACATCGATGTCGTCGGGCATGAGCGGCCTCCTTCCTTCTTGCGGACCGAAGCGGGGTCGATTCCGTTGATTTAACGGGGGGTGGGGGAGCGACCTTCGGGCGCGGGAACAGAAAACTAGCCCGGTCCTCGATCGACTCCCGCCCCCCGAGCGCCGCGGGGCGAGCTATGGCCCGCCGGATGCCGGCGGGAATTCTTCAGCCGGGGGCGATCGCGCCCGCCCTGACCTGCGCAACCAAGTCGGATGCCTGACGGAGCAGCTTGGCTGCGCGGAGGCGATCGCCGGAGGTAAAGGCGGCTCGCGCCTTGCCGACGAAGCCGCCGGCGCGATCGAGGATCGCGCGGAACACGATCGCCCGGCCGGGACTGATCGCGCCAACGGCTTCGGCGGCGAGCAAGGCGAGGTCCGCGGTGGCGATCGCCGCCTCGGCCGTGCCGATCACGCGCTCGGCCGAGCTGGCGGCTTCGACGGGCGGAGATCCGCCGGCCTCCGGGCGAGTGGCGCCGGCGCAGGCCGAAACGAGGGCTGCGCAGGCGAGGGCGGAGATGAGGCAGAGTCGGGAGAGGTTGATCATGGCGCTTCCTTTCAGCTTTCCTCGGCGGGCCCGGCGGCGAGCTTCACTTGCTCGCGCTCCAGGCGTTCGAGATCCTTTTTGACGCCCGCCTTCGGATTGAGCTGAAGAGCGCGCCTGAACTTCACGATCGCGCCTTCCACGGCCGCGCGCTTGGCGCCGGCGGGCCCGTCCGCGTCGGCGGTCAGCGAGGCGGCGTGGCGCGCCAATTCAAGCCCCATCGCCTTCATCAGCTTGGCCTTGACTTGGTCGTGCATGTCGTGGCCGGCGGTGAGCTCTTCGATGCGGGTGAGCAGCTGCAGATCGAAAGGCTCGCCCTGCGCGAGCGCCTTCAACGCTGCTTCCGCAATCTCCTCGGCGATCATGGTCGCGGCGGTGCGGTTGAAGCGCTCGGGCAGGGCGAGGTTCCAGCGCAGGACGTATTCGACCAGCGGGAGCGCGCCCGCGAAGTCGCCGACATCGATGCGCCAGATCATGATCTGGACGAGGATATCATCTTGGACGCCGCGGGCGCCGTCGACGGCCGCGGCGTCCAGAACGCCCCCCACCCAGGGATCGTAGGCGGGCAGCAGTTCCCGCTTCAGCTCGATCTTCGCTTCGATCGATTGAATCTCGCGAAGGCGGCGGAGATCTTCGCCGAGCCGCGCTCGCTGCTGCTCGTATTCGGTCGCCTCGGCGCCGGAAGCCGGCCGGGAGAGCGCGGAGCTCGCCGCCGTGGATGCCGCCGCCAGGGCGGCCGTCTTCCGGGCGAAGGCGCGTTGGGCGGGCGACATCAGCCGGCGCCGGCGACGAGTTCGATGTTCTCGATCAGCACGACAGGATCGACATCCTCGACCACGTAGCCTTCGTTCGAAGACTGGTAGTCGGCGATGCGATTGGCGTTCGGCTCCTCCTGAATGTAGCGGCGGCGCTTGCCCTCCTGATGGTAAATGGAAAGGTTCTTGAGCGGGGTCACCAGAATGGTGTCGGCGGGCACGTACGGCACTTCGGCCGCCTGACGGCCGCCCATGCGCCGGGTCGACATCACGATGTCGCGCGCGACCTGCTCGGTCGGATCCTGCTTCTCATTGATCAGGACGAAGTATTTGTCGTGAAGCAGGCCGCCGCCGACGATCGCGACGAGGTCCATGCGCTGGCGCGACCAGGTCGGCATGAAGCTGTGGACCGCATCATAGACCAGCGCGTCGAGCGTCCGGTAATCGGTCGTGGCCGGGTCGGCGCCCACGCGAATCTTGCCGACGGCATGGGCGCCGTCGCTGAAGACGTGGTTGGGCGCCTCTTCGCGGATATACTGCAGCCAGCCCTTGTTGACGTCCTCGAGCAGCGGATTGGCGACGCGGTCGCTGGTGGCGGCCGCGCTGGTGCCGTTGAAGCCGATCATGATGCGGTCGAGTGCTATCGCCTGGGCGATGACGTTGCCGAACATCGTCTGGAAGTTCGGGAACTTGGCCCAGAGATCGAGCTGCGCGTAGGTGATGTAGGTGTCGAAGTCGGTTTGCTTCAGGTCGTAGCCGCGCCCGGTGAGGCTCATCGGGCTGCGCGGCTGGCGGCGGCCGGCGCCGCTGGTGTCGGTGCGGCCGGCGATGGTGGAGGTGACGCCCATGCCGAGCTTCTCGCCCTTGAGCTCCGGCACCGGGTAGATATTGACCTCGGAGAGGAAGGCGCTCGATTCCTGGACCCGGGCCTCGAGCTTCTGCTCGACGCTCGGCTCCACGCTGAACGACTTGGTGGCGTCGTCGACCCCGTTGAGCTCCGCGATGCGCGACAGCAGCGAGTTGAAGTGGACGCGGGTGGTGTTGAGCATGTTCTCGTTCCTCGGCGGGATGGAAGCTGGCGGGCAGGCGGTGCGGTGAAGCGGCGCCTAGAAGTCGGTGACGGCGTAGTTGCCGTTGCCGGCGGCGCCGGTGGCGGGCGGCCGCTTGCTCTTGTCGGCGTCCGTGTTCTCGATCGACGCCTTCAGCGCGTCGTGATCGGCGCGGAGCTTGCCGAGGTCGGCCTTGGTCTCAGTCGACATGGCGGCCATCGCCGCGCTCAGCTTGGAGAACCCGTCGCCGATCGAGGCGCTCAGCTGCGCGAGGGCGGCATTGTCGTTCGCCGGAGCCGGCGGAACGACCGGCGGGACGGCACCGGGTTGCTCGGCGGATCTGGAGAATTGCTTGAAAAATTCCGTCGCGGCCGCGAACAGCCCGGCGCTTTCCGGCTGCGCCGGCGCCGGCTTTTCCTCGAGCTCGATCATGACGCCATCGGTGGTGGCGCTGAAGAAATTGCCTTTGTCCTGCTTCTTGGCCGCGAACGGGCTCTTGTCGCCGAGACCGGCGGCGAAGGCGAGGATCTCGGTGCCGAGCGAGGCGGGGCTGTCGGTGATGGCCAACCCCTGCAGGTATGCCTTGCCGGAGCCGGCGAAGTTCGGGTTGATCTCGACCGAGGGGTAGACCTTCTGGCCCTTGGCGCTAAGCGTCACGAGCGGGTCGAGCGCTTCGACCTGGCCGAGCAGCGCCAGGCGCTTCTCATTCTTGCCGCCGACGTTGAGCTGAACCTCCTCCGTCTTCACCGCGACAACGTCGCCGTAGGCGCAAAAGGGCGGGTCGGCGGAAAAGCCGCGAATATGCTCCATGTTGACGCGGGCGCCGTAGGTCTGGCGGTCGTAGGTCTCCGCCATGTCGACGATGTCCTGGCGCGAGATCGTGCGGCCGTCGCAGGTGGCGCCTTCGGTCGCCAGGCGGAAAAACTTCGAGATTTTCGTCATGAGATCGGCGGCTCCGGTCCTGAATTCGGTAGCGACGCGCCGGAACAGGGGGACTTAGTCCCGACGCGTCGCTGAGCCCCTAAGAGGGACCGGAACCGGGGCGCGGCGCAATTCGGGGCTGTTGTAACCGTGGCCGATACAACAAGGGTGAGGCGTAGGCCGGGGCCGGGCGCGGTTAGCGTCGCCGGCGATGTTACTCGCCCCGATCGAAAGACCCGAGATGCTGGACGTGCGCCGAGAGGCGCGCAGCCTCTATTGGCGTGGCTGGGGCGTCACGCAGATCGCGGACGAACTGAACCGCATCGGCGCCACCAACGATGGCAAGCCGCTGAAGCGATCGACCATCGAGAGCTGGAAGCAACGGGAGAAATGGCAGGAGGCGCCTTCGATCCGGGCGGCCGAGGAATCGACCGTCGCGCGCTACAACATGCTCGTCGCCAAGGAGAGCAAGACCGGCGGCGACTTCAAGGAGATCGACCTGCTCGGCCGCCAGCTCGAGCGGTTCGAGCGGTGCCGGCGCTACCGCAACAGCGGCAACGAGGCCGATCTCAATCCGAAGGTCGAAAACCGCAACAAAGGCGAGAAGAAGAAGGCGCGGCCGAACCTGATCAGCGCCGAGATGGCGGCGGAGCTCAAGGCGGCCTTCCTGGAATGGTGCTTCGATTATCAGCGCGCCTGGTGGGCGAACATCAATCAGCGCACCCGGTTCATCCTGAAGAGCCGCCAGATCGGTGCCACCAACTATTTCGCGCTCGAGGCGCTGATCGACGCGCTCGAGACGGGCCGCAACCAGATCTTTCTCTCCGCCTCCCGGCGCCAGGCGGAGATCTTCCGCCGCTATATCATCGAGTTCGTCTTCCAGGTGACGGGCGTGCAGCTGAAGGGCGAGCACCTCCTCATCGACCGCGGCGACGGCGAGGATGGCAAGCCGCTCGAACGCCCGACAATCTTCTTCCTCGGCGCCAATTTTCGCACTGCCCAAGGCGAGCACGGCAATTTCTATTATGATGAGTGCTTTTGGGCCCAGGACTTCGAAAAGACGGACGATGTCGCCGCCGGCATGGCGTCGCAGGATCGCTACCGGGAGACTTACTTCTCCACGCCTTCGACTGTCGCCCATCAGGCGCACAAGAAGTGGACCGGCGAGAAATACAATGAAGGCCGCGACAAGGCCGATTGGACGAAGATCGACCTTTACGCTGAGGGGCTGAAGAAGGGGTCCCTCGGCGGCGACGGCATCTGGCGTCAGGTGGTGACGATCGTCGACGCGATCGCCGGCGGCCTGGACCTGTTCGACCTCGACCGGCTGCGGCGGTCCAAATCGCCGGACGTCTTCAACAACCTCTATATGTGCGAGTTCGTCGACGACACGCAGTCGGCCTTCCCGCTCGAGTTCATGAAGCGCTGCCGAGTGGACAGTTTCGCCAAGTGGCGCGACTTCGATGCCTACGGCCTCCGCCCGATCGGCCAGGTGCCGGTGGCGATCGGTTACGATCCGCAGGAGAGCACCGACGGCGACGACGCCGCTTTGGTGGTGATGGCCTTGCCCGAGGTGAAGGGCGGCAAATTCCGGGTGCTGGAGAAATTTCGCCTCAAGGGCGGCTTCGAGGAGCAAGCCCACGCCATCTTCAAGCAAATGGGGCGCTATTTCGTCGTCGATATCGGCATCGACACGACCGGCGTCGGCGCCGCGGTCTATCAGCTGGTGGTCAAGCGGTTCCCGCTCGCCCGGGCGATCAACTATTCGGCGCCGCTGAAGGCGCTGATGGTCCATAAGGCGAAGAGCGTCATCGGCGCCGGTCGCCTCGAATATGATTCCGGCGACAAGGATATCACGGCGAGCTTCGTCTCGATCCGGCCCCAGATCACCAAGAGCGGCCGCCAGGTCACCTATGTCGCGAGCCGGAGCGACGGGACGGGCCACGCGGACGTCGCCTGGGCGATCATGCACGTCCTCTTCAACGAGCCGCTCGACGGCGAGCTCACCGAACGCAAAGCTAAAGTGGAGGTATTCTGATGGACCAGCTGCCCATGATGACGGGCGTCGCCGACGACGGTGCGAGGACGATCGAAGGCGAGATCCTCGCGAGTTCGACAGGCGAGGTGGCCGCGGCCGCGGCAACGGGCAAGGTGCAGGCCTTCTCGTTCGGCGAGCCCGAGGCGGTTCACGACAAGCGCGACCTCCTCGGATTTTGCGAGACCTGGCATAATGGCCGCTGGTACGAGCCCCCGGTCTCGATGCACGGACTGACGCGGGCCTTCGACATTCCGGGGCCGCATGCGAGCTGCATCCGGCTCAAGGTCAATCTGCTCGTCAAGCATTTCCGGCCGTCGCGGTTGCTGGGCCGGGAGGATTTCCGCAAGCTCGCGCTCGACTTCCTCGCCGTCGGCAACGCCTACCTCGAACGGCGCGACAATCTCGCCGGGCGGCCGCTCGCCCTGAAGCACAGCCTGGCGCGCTTCACCCGCCGCGGCGTGGAGGACGGGCGATTCTTCTTCGTCCCCGGGTGGCGCCAGGAGCACGAGTTCGGGCCCGGCCGGGTCTTCCACATGCTGCAGGAGCATCCGAGCCAGGAGATCTACGGCGTGCCGGAGTTTTTCCACGCCCTGCAGGCGGGGCTGATGGGGGAGGCGGCGACGCTCTTCCGGCGGCGCTACTATCTGAACGGCAGCCATGCTGGCTTCATTTTCTACTGCTCGGAAGAGTCGGTCTCGAACGAAGACGCCGATGCGATCAAGGAGCAGCTGAAGGGCGCGCGCGGCGTCGGCAACTTCAAAAATCTCTTCATCCACGCGCCGAAGGGCAAGAAGGACGGCGTCCAGATCATCCCGATCAGCGAGGTGGCGGCAAAGGATGAGTTCATGAGCATCAAGCTCATCTCGCGCGACGAGATGCTCGCAGCTCACCGGGTGCCGCCGCAGCTGCTCGGCGTGGTGCCCACCAACTCCGGCGGCTTTGGCGATGTCGGCAAGGCTAACGAAACCTTCTTCGCGAACGAGATCGAGCCGCTGGAGATGAGGTTCCTCGAGCTGAACGACTGGCTCGGCTCCGAGGCGGTGTCCTTCGATCCCTACCGGGGCCCGATCGCCGCGGCGGCCTAGCCGGCGCACCCGCCCCCACCTTGCGCTGCGGGCAGCGTGGCTGATCGCTCACTCGTCGGCGAGCTGCTCAAAGGCGACCTCCGCTCCGACCATCAGGAAGTGCTGGCGACGCTCCGTGTCGTATTCGGCCTCGCCGGACTTCACCGCGTCGGCGAGCGCTGCTCGACGATCGGAGCGCCACGGGCCCGCCGGTCGGCCGAATATCTCGAGGCGATAGCGCTCGCGCATTGCGGGCTCAACGTGCGAGCTCGCGCTCCGCACCCGAATTAGTGTCAATCCCGCGTTGCTGTAACCCGCTAGGTTACAGCAACAGCCGCCGCGCAGGCCGGATGAGACCGACACCGCCACCACCAGGGAGGCTCCCGCACCACCTCAGCCCGGGCAGGGGGAGGGGGCGCCGCCTCCACCCCGCGCGCCGCGCTTGCCCCCGCGCCTCGCCCGCAGGCTTTTGGGGTCGGTTTTGATGCAGTCGGCCGCCCCTGCCCCTTCCCAAGGGGGCCGGGGAGGGGGCGGTGACGCGGATTGATGCAGCTGGAGCGGGTTTCGCCTATGCGATCTGAAGCTGCTCGACCGGCTCGCCGGAAGGCGGGTCAGAAGGTTCCAGGTCGATCGGCCGCAGGCCGTTCAAGCCGAAGGGATCCATGCTCGCGTTCGTCAGAGTGATGATTGGCTCGACCATCGAGCTCGCAGCTATGAAGTAGCCGCGACCGCGGCACCTGGTCACCTTGCACTGGGTCGTGCGGTCGATGAGGCAATAATCAGGACCTCTCGCGCGAGCGATGCCAATCAGGTCGACGTCGAAAAACGTCCGGCATCGAGCGCAGCCGACGCGCACGACCACGCCCTTCTCAATCATCGCTCCAACGGTCCGAAATGAGACCGGCCAGATCCTCCGCTTCCACATCGATGCACCCTCCGCCCACCTTAGGGAACGTATTCGGAACAGCGGCTTAATGAAAGAGCCTCGCAGGCGAGGGGTGGGGGAAGAAGCTAATATTGCTAACCTGCAGACCCGCAGCGGTCGCAAGCTGTTGATCTGGCGGCGGTAAATTATTCAACTTTCCTCTAACCACCACCTAATGCTCCCGGGTGGGTTTCCTTATGTCCTTGAAAACGCAAGCCTTTCAATGTGAGAGATATTAGGTTTCTTTCTCATAATCAGGTTAGGCAGAGATTAGACAAAAGATTAGGTCATTTTGCGCGGAATTCTGCGGATGTTAGGAGTGTTAGGCGTTCCCCGATGGCCCCCAGTTGTGAAGGGAATGGGGGCAGCGGCCAGCGTTCATTGGTCTCGCTGCTCGGCCGAGCCGCGCTGGAGCTGCGACGCTTCGCGTCCGGAGAGGGGGTGGGTGTGGGGAGCTTCAGGCTTTGGCGCGGAGGAAGTATGTTAATGGCGGGTTCGCTCTACCCGCTCCACCGCAGATCTCCGTGACCTTTGCTGCTGTGCAAGCTTTCGATTGCGAGACCGAAGCCACAGCAATCCCATAGCCGATGACACCGGGTCCACCGCGGGCGGCAAATAGGCCGGCTTCTTCCTGGTGCTGGGCGATTTCACGCGCGACTTGGAGGCGACCAAACGTGACCTTCGGCACCTAGCAAGCGGCTCACACTGTGGCAGCATTCCCCTCATCGCGCAAAATAGAGACGGTTGAGGAAGGATCAGGTTGATGAGGAAACTAGCGTTTTTGGCCACTACGGCACTGGCCATCCTGGCTGGCTCCCCAGCGGCAGCCGAAGACTATACCTATCTGATTGCGGACCGGGCGTCGGGCACGATGAAGGTGACGCAGCAGGGGCAGGAACGCTTGGTCGCCTATAGCTATAACGACCGCGGCCGCGGCCATGAGCTGAAGCAAATCTTCAGAATTTCCTCAAGCGGGCTTCTTGAATCTACTTCCGTCACGGGTGTCGACTATCTGAAGGTGCCGGTGGATGAAGCGTTCGCGATCAAGGAAGGCAAGGCAAGTTGGACAAGCCGTGTCGATGCCGGCTCGGTTCCTGCCAAGGGCGCTTTCTACATTGCCCATCAGCGCACTCCGGAGCATTGGGCAGCGCTCGCGCGGGCGCTGCGAGCCGCGCCCGGACAATCGCTGGACTTACTGCCCACGGGACGTGCCAGGCTGCGCAAGCATGGGAACCTCAAGGTATCCGGAGACGGCGGCGCCAGGGAGACGGTGACGCTGTACGCGATCGAGGGGGTAAGCGTGGGCGCAACCCCGGTTTGGCTGGACTCCAAAGGCGAGTTGTTCTTCACCGGCGCCAGTTGGGGGAGCACGGTCCGCAAAGGTTTCGAAAAAGCCGCCGCGACGCTCCTCGGCGAGCAGGGTAAACTTCTTGGCGCGGCCCTGGCCGATGCGGCAAAAACCGCAGGGCGCAGGCCCTCGGGGGCGCTGCTCATCCGCAACGCAAACCTGTTCGATGCAGCGACGAAGTCCATGCGTGCCGGAACAAGCGTGCTTGTCCGCGGCAACCGCATCGAGGCGGTGGGGCCGGACGGCGCGATTACCGTCCCCGCCGGTGCCGAGATCATCGATGCGGGCGGCAAGAGCCTGCTTCCCGGCCTCTGGGACATGCACGTCCACGTGGGGCAGGATTGGGCCGGCCTCGTCTATCTCGGCGCCGGCGTTACCAGCGTTCGCGACCTTGCCGGCGACACCGACGAATTGATGGCGAGGCGGAAGCGCTTCGACAGCGGCGAGCTGGTTGGACCGCGCGTCTTCATGGCGGGTTTCATCGACGGTTCGGGGCCAATGGCGGGGCCGTCGAAGGTGCTCGCCGGGACGCCTGAAGAAGTCGTCCGGCACGTGAACAATTATGCGGACCTCGGCTACGAGCAGATCAAATTGTACAGCTCGCTGAAGCCGGAGCTGGTGCCGGTAGCAGCCAAGGCAGCCCATGCGAGGGGCTTGCGCGTCTCGGGCCATATTCCGGCAGGGATGATCGCGGCCGATGCGCTCAAAGCCGGTTTCGATGAGATCCAGCACGCCAATTTCGTCATGCTGAACTTCTTTC